GCGTCTTGTTTATGTCTTTATTCATCGCTCCTCCTCTCCGCCATACTGCAAAAATCATTGTCCCAGACAGGCGCATCGATCACATCACAGGTGTCCACTCCATCCCAGTGCTTGCAGTCCTTGCACCTGATGATTTCTGGCTGTGCGGATGGCAACTTTTTCAAGTCTATTCCAACCGCCGTAAGGGCTGTGTTAAAACCGTTCGACCATTGCCACCTTCCGAAACTTGAGATTTCTGCATCATCCATAAATTGCGTAAATTTCTGATGCGATTCAAAATGCGATGGATTTGTATCTACGGTCGCATTGCGTTCTATATCAATCGCCGCCTGTCTGCTGACAGTATCGAGTGCTTTATGAGTGAAACTCAATCCTTTTGAGTCTGGCTGTGCGGTTGGCAAATCCTCAAGTATCTTTAATGACCATACTGGAAATCCAGCATCTGGATGTTTATTGCAATACTCGTAATGCGCATCAATCGCATCTTTCCTGTTGATATAATCGCACGCATGCGTTTCCGTGCGTTCTTCGTGCGTTTCTGGCTGTTCTGGTTCTACCACAACGTGTTTGTCATCCCATCCGTACAACTCTTTCACATCCACGCCCAAAACATCAGCCATTCTGATCGCCATTGGCGCTTTCGGAATTCGCTCTCCACTTACGTACCTGCTCATGCTGACTTCCGTCACGCCGACCTGTTCTGCAAGCCATCTCTGCTGAACGCCTTTTTCATCTATGATTCTTTTTAAATTGGTCATCAAACCACGCCTCCTCCCTGTCATCTGCTTGTCCTGCCTGAATCATCATGCACATGGTGAATACGCCGAATATGCCGCCCATAATCCCACCTGCCAAAAATGTCATTAAATAACTCATCATTTTGTCCTCCAGCACCATGCTAAGAAGCTGACCGCAGCCACGTAAATCCACCAGTTGCTCTTTGTTGCCCAATACAAGACAAGTGCTACAAAAGTTAAGTACCCCACAGTCACCTCCTCCCGCCCGCCGTGCCATCGGGCGGTTTTATTAAAAATGCGCAACAACATTCCCGTCGTCAGTCGGAAATGAATTATTAAGTTATCCGGCACGGTAAACAGGACTTGCCTGTTGTTATCTCTTGTTTCCGACCTTGTCCCAATCCACCAGAACAGTGTACCCACTGATTACACCAGCCTCTTCCATGTCGCCGATCCGGCGGAACACCGACACCCGGCTCCGATCAGTCTGCTCTGCGATCTCCGTCAAGGTCGCTCTAGCGTTGTCCGTCAGTGCTTTCAGGATCTGTTTGTCCGTCTCATCTAGGTAATACAAATCATCAAACTTTTTCATTCGTTCTTCTCCGTCGCTCTCCGGCTCTGGCCGTCGAGGTATCCAATCACGATTCCGGCAACAACCGGATCCGATTTATACTTAGTAATCAAAGCATCGTTCCATTTAACAAGTGTCTCCCAATAGTGATCGTGTCCAGGATCCTCATCGTCTGGAAATTCATAGCTTGCCTTGATCAGTGACCAGAAGTCAGATAAGAATGCTGACATCTGCTTCTTATGTTCTTCTGAAATTGTCCATTTTTCTCTTTCAGTACTCATTTTTCTCTTTTTGGCTCACTTTTACTGAGCCATGGCCCACTACACTGTACTAAAGTGGGCCAGTGTTTTTCCTGTCAACCATGCGGGTTTGCGGGTTCTTGGCTCAGTGGCTCAGTAAAAATCACTATTCTCTACGCGCGAGAAGAAAAAAAATATTTTTTTCTTTTTCTCTGTATAAGGAACCTTGTTTTTCACTGAGCCAACTGAGCCAGTGGGCCAAAACTATGGCATTTCGAACGGCAACGGTTCGTTCTGGTTCTCAGCTTCGCCTCGAATTGTCCATCCGTCATCCTCATCTATGCCGGTTGCCCGGATCGCATAACACCTGACCCGTTTGTCGTAAGCTCCAAAATCGATCCGTTTGGTATTTCTTCCTGCATCGCTATACAGATACCCACGCTCTTTGCACCACGCAATGAACTGCTTAGTCGAAAAGTTGAACTGTTTCGAAATGTTTTCCAGTGCGGAAGGAATAATGTAAATGTATTCACCACGCCAAACGCCCCAGTTGTCGCCATAGCCGTTTTCGTCGAATTTAGATCTATTCATGTTGTAGGCGTCTATGAAATGCTCGTAGGCCCTGCGCATCTCCGACACCTGTTCCCGGCTCTTGATGTTGTTCAGGCAATATTGCATATCTAGCCGGACACCATCTTTGAAGATGAACTCTTCGGCGATCTCATCCGCCAGCATCAGCACGGCAAGCGGCGTCACCTGTTTTTCTTCCTTCCGTTCGCCCTGTTCCATCGCAGCTTTACGGATCTTCTTTTCGTGACCCTTGATCAGGCCGACGATTGTGTCCTTGCCAAGAAAATGGATGGCCTTCACGAACTCTTTCCCGGCGAATCCGTAATTCTCAGACAAGACGGTCACAACTTCGTTGCCTTCACCTTCCTTGAAGATGTTGCCCGGCTCAATCTCGAAATCAAGCACACGATTGACCGCACCGCCCTGCATTGTCTCGTCGGTCAGCGGTCGCTCGATGTTTGTCAGAATGATGTTTTCCCATGTCGGCGTGTCCCTCATTTCGATGTTCCTGTTCAGGCGGTTCTTACCGCCACCGGCACAGAGCATATAGATTAGATCTACGAATTTATCTTTATCCCTGTCCCGGATCTTGCTCAGGTCGTCCACCATCAGCGGAAGGTGGTTAAGGATCCCTTGCCGGATCTCCAAAGAATTGGCTGTGCTGGTAGATTCGGCAATGTATCCTCTGCCGGAAGGATTCGCCCAGATCGATGCAGCCATCATCAGTGATACGGTCTTGCCTTTGCTGGTTGTGCCGTACAGGTTCACAATAAACGGCATAATGTTTGCCAGCTTGAGCAGGACGCTTCCGAATGCTGCCGCTAGATATACAAGCGGTTCCTTCCTTCCAGACTTCCTGATCTTGCAGACTTCTTCCTTCCAGATCTCATAGTCTCCGGCAGAAGTCACCGACTCGACAAGCGCCTTGTATGAAGCGGATCCGTCGAAAATCACCTTGTCCGTATACGGAACGAACTCATCATCTGACCATCCGAACTTGGATGTCGATATCTCTGTCGGGATCACTCCAATATTGAAGGATTCGAAATCTGACAGATACGACACAAGCGCCCTTGATGTCTCGGAAGATGCCGGGAAATCATAATCCGCCAGAGCAACGATCTTGCTGTTAGACATCGCATTGCTACGATCGACGGTAATGCTCTTCCGGATCCGGTTGATCCACCATGTGATTTCGAGCTTGCTTTTGCCGGTTTCCTTGTTGATTAATCGTTTGCTGATGATAATCGGATACCGGCTTGCGATGATGGTTTCTCGGAATGCCTGCGCTGTCACGCCGGACTCGCTAACGTTCCATCTCCCTGTTCGAAATTCAGTCAGGCTGTCATCATCCATTACGCATTGATAGACATTCGAGACAGCTGCCTGACGCTGCTTTGCTTCCAGCTCCTGCCGGGCCTCTCGGATCTGTTTCCTCTGGGCCTTGATCAATCGATCAAACTCCGTCTTACATCCGACCTGTTTCGCCTGCGCCTGAATCTTGACGATCGTGCTTTCCCGGATGACCTCATCCTCTTCAGAGAAAACCTCACGGATCAATTCATCAGATGTAAGCTGCTCCCTTGTGAGGCTCTGCGTGTTTGACAAGTCCATCCCAAATCACCCTCTTTCCGTCTTCTGGATGTCAAGCAGGCGAGCTAATGCCTCATCGGCAGCTGCTTCAATCTTTACAAGGTTGTTGCTGGCCTCGCACCATGCATCACTCATTGGTTCCAGGCCACTGATTAGCTCACGCTGTTTGGACAGCTCATTGCAGGCATGGAGATAATTGCTCTGTGCATTTTTCAAAGTGCGATCCTTCCTGCTTTGTTCCAGTTCCCGGCGCTTGATGCGCATGACTGCTGCATCGGATAATCCTTTTCCGTAATCTCCGCCCAGCTTTTTGAAAGCTGTCTTGAAGTCACAGTGCTCTATGCGCTCAACAAACTCGAAGATATCGCCGCCGACATGGCAACCGAAACAATAGAAACTGTCTTTGTAAATCTTGCAGGACGCTGAGTCTTCGTTGTGAAACGGACAAATGATGAATCCTGCATGGTTCGGTGCAAGACCATACATGCTAAGCACATCCCGCATGGAATATCTTGATTTGATATCATCCACTGTCGTTCCCATTCCCCAATATCTCCACGATCCGGCGCCCGGTCTGTCGCTTGTCGCAGAACTCAAACCGGACGCCATACTTCTCTTTCATGGTGTTTAACACCCGAAAAAGTTTCCACCCGTCCATTGCCTTTGGCGATGTCGCTTTCCTGGGATTATTCCAGAAGTAAACATCCTCAAGGCACTTAATACCTCCACCATGCTCACACAGAATCACGATCTGAATGCCAGCCTCTTGCGCTCTGACAAGCTCTGCCCGGAACCGGTCATGTTGCTGGCAGACATTCCCGCACAGCTCTTGCAGATCCTTTTTCCGGTCAACCACCAGCCTCGGATTATCCAAGGACTGGTAGTCGCCACAGTACAGCTTTGACCGGAAGTGCTTCACGCCCAGAGCGTCAAACTGTTGCTCGATGCGCTCGATCTGGCCTGCGTGCTCCCGTGTGTCACACTGAATCGTCATGTTTATCGATGCCATGATAGAACCTTATGACCTTTTTGCTTGTGGTCTTGCAAGGGAACGGCAAAACGCCATTGATGCAGATATCCTGTGCGTGTCTGACTCTGGACAGAGCAACATAAAGCTGCCCAAAAGCGAAAATTTCCGGCTTGAAGTTGACCTTCTCAAGTGTCATGCCCTGAGCCTTATGGATTGTGAATGCATAACCCAATTTGAACGGATACTGTTCCACGCTTCCGACTTCTTCTGATCCGATCTTCTCCACGACTTCATATACAGGATTCCCGTTTTCATCGACAATAGGATTCCCGTCCGGATCCTTGCGCTGCTTCTTCGTGGTATTCACCACCGGTTTCGTCACGTTCCAGATATTTTTACCGACAGTTGCCGTCCTGCCGGATCCATCAAGCCGGATCTCCACCAATTCTGTGTCATCATCGTATCTGATGACGGTTCCGAACTGACCGTTCACATAGTTATCGCCATTGATGAGCATCATTACACGAGCACCGACCTTGAAATAAAGGTTCTCTTCTGCATTCGAGTCATCAATCTTTGCGTCTCCGGACAGAGTGGCCTGTGAATAGATCGTCTCTGTCTGAATCTTGCTCAGGCGCAGCTCATTGATAGCCGATGCTGACTTGTTCGTCCCACAAATAGAAACGGCCTCATTTTCCTCAAACGCTTCGGCTCTTGTGTTCATATCGAACCAATCGACAACGGCAAACAGCTGCCCGTCATCATCCAGGGAACGCAGAAGATTCAGCTGCTTATCAAATTCAAGATCATCGCCTGTCCTGACCGGTTCCCGAAGAATTAAGTTATGGAAATTTGCCAGTTTCCACGATGTGGATTCGAATGCATACAGCTTGTCTTTATACCGTTTGCGGAACAGTTCCCGCTCACGCTTTCCAAGAACCGGCTCCAGTTGGTAGAAGTCCCCGCTCACGATCACCTGTATGTCTTTCCGTTCCGGATCCCGGCCTTCCTTCTTTGCAAGCCTCTGCTCATCCCTGTTCCGGATGTCGCTTGCCTTCTGGATCTCATTCATGAGATAGTCGAACAGATCTATCCGGCACATTGAGATTTCATCAATGATCACGATGTCAGCTGCGATCAGCTCTTTGTGAGGCTTGCGACCGTTTGTCTCGAAGATGTCCGTCTTACTCAGCTTGAATGCCCTGTGAATCGTGAAGGCGTTGATCCTCGCCCTGTGGTTATCCCATGCAGCTTCCTTCAGCCTGAGTGCAGCTGCTCCTGTCGGCGCACAAATCAACATACTCTTGTCGACTGCGTCCATTCTGGCAATGAAATCTGTCAGGAGGAATGTCTTTCCGGTTCCGGCTTTACCTGTCAGGAAGCAATTCTCTCCGGATAGCAGGATGCCTAAAGCGGCACCCTGATCTGTGTTCAATGTTCTCATTCAATCACCCCTCTCAATCATTTAAACGGCAGCTCTTCATCCACATCGTCAGGAATGTTCATGAAACCATCATCCGGCAGCGCTTCCGGCATCTTTCTCGGAGCATTCGGATCAGGATCCAGTTCCGCCTTCTGTGATTCTGTCAGCAGCTTCTCTGTTGGAATCTGTGCCGTTTCGGCCTTAGAATCCTCGCAGAACCATCTCAGCTCCGATTTTGTAAATTCCTTACCGTTGTACACATCATGAACAACGCCAAAGACGCCGCCGATCTTCTTGTTCTTAAACTGTGCGCCCCATGCCGCCGGATCCTCGACCCACTTGATCGAGCAATCATTCGACTTTTCAAAGCAGGTGCAGAAGGACTTAAAGCTCCTGCTGGTCTTACTGGCGTCCTGATAATCCTGAGTCATGATGTAATTTGTGCCACGATGCGGCCATTTTTTATCTGATCTCTCATCGTTTTTGAACTCGGTCATGAAGACACCTGCCTGAGCATCGTTCTGAGCAAAATCGAACAGAACAACAACCATCGGCTTGCCGTTCTTACTCTGAGTCTCGTTGACCTGCTTAATAATCAGATGATGTCCGCCCGGAGTAATCTCTTCCTTCTGCTGGTATCCGCTCGGCGCTTCGTCATATCCCTGAGTTTTTAACATTCTCGTTACCTCCGATTTCTGTTGCAGACCACTTTTCAGGGTCTGTGTACTGTGACATTGTTTCGCCCATCACATTGTGACGAACATTATTAATTGCTTGCCTGACAGAGAGTGCGGAAGTCTCTCCCACCAGCTGCCCGGCATAGAAAACCTTGTACATACCACGAATATCCTTCGGTCTTATCATTTGGTCGCCTCCGGAACTGGTATCTCGTAGTAACTCCTGATTGCCTCTTCAACGAGCTTCATGTCGTTGTCGATCCGCTCTGACTCGAACATCCCCATCGGGGATTTACTGACAGCCATGTCTTCGCTCTGCGTAATGAAGGCATAACCCTGCGAATCCTTCACAGCCCGTAGCACAATCGTGAACATTCCTTCAATGGTCACTTTTTCATCCAGTAGCTTCCCAATGGTCTTTGGTCGAATGTTCCCGAAGTCATCCTGCTGCTCATGCATCATCATGTACACGATTTTTGTTGGAGGGAGTTTATTAATGATGAACATGATCAGGTTCCAGAAGTTGTCGGCCATCTGGTTATAGAACTGGAACTGTGCGTTTCCGGATCCGATGTTGCTGTGTCCTCTCATGAAAGAATTTGTGATCAAGTATCCGGCGTCATCGATCACGATGTTATGCGCTTTGGATGCCGCCAAGCATTTCATCACATCGAGATAGTTATCTGTTGGCCATCCATTGATTTTTCCCTTAAACGGCAGCGGCTTATCCAGAACACGGATGAGATTCCAATCGTCATTTCCTGCGCAATTGCGCAATGATGTGGACTTGCCTGCCCCGCTCTTTCCTATGATCAGAACTGGTGTCGCCATATCATCACCTCACTTAATGATCATGCTCTGCCTGTCTTCAATGTGCGCCCCAGGAACACTGACTCCGGCATTGATGTAATCCTTGATTGCAGTCTTGTTCGGTTCCTTCCTGATCCTGACGCACAGCTCCGGAAGCTCGTTCTCATCATCGACAATGACAGCAGATGTCTTGCGATAGCTGATAGAACACCGGGCCGTCTTGAACTTCTCACCGGCAAGCATGGCCTGAAGATAGCGACTCAGTGAGTCGGATTTCCGCTTTGCAACAGTCGCTCTTGCGTCAAGGTTCTTCTTTTCTGCATCCAGAGCGGCGGCCTCTGCCTTCAGATCCTTAATGAACAGGCAGATGTTCTCGATCTTCTCATCACGATCCATCTGGAGCTGTTCCAGCGCAGTCTCATCCAGAATCTCTCCGGTCTCAGGATCGAACCCCAACTCGATTGCCTTCATGATCTGCTCATTGATTTCATACAGTGTCATTGCTTTCCTCTCCTTTCACATTCCAATCAAACACTTCCTCAGTGATCCGCTTCATGATCCTCTCCGGCCTTGTGACATTCAGCGCAATCATGATTGCCAGAATCTCCGGATACTCATCAGTGCAGTGGTGTCGGACGAACACAAGCCTGTAATGCATTCCTCTTTCGGAGACTACGATGTCGCCGGGATTTAGCAGGATCCCATCCGGCGCAGCTAGAAGCGCCCGAATGGCCGGATTGAACCTGTCAACGCCGATGGCGAAACTTAAGTATTCCTTATTCACACTATCCTCGCTTTCTGTTATCATAAGGATGATTGATCTCCCTTAATTTCAATCACCCCAGTGGGCCGTGCCTTTTGGTACGGCTTTTTCAATAGTCTTCTGCCCTTCGTTCCTGGAACTTTTCGCTCTTGGCGAACTCCGGGCACTTCAGCCAGCCTTTGCCACTGGCCTTCTTCTTGACTTCCCGGATGAATCCTTCACCGTCTGATAGAAAACCGTATTGGTCGTTCCTGATCCACCGCTCGATCGCCTGCGCTTCGGCATCCTTGCCGTATCTGTAAGCGCTTATCAGGTCGTTACCGGCGAGGCAATACATTGCGATCATCACCCGCTCGACGCCCCGATCATTCATCTCGCCCGGACTCATAGCTTTGCACCTTGTCCTTTTCCGGCTTGCAGAATGGGCATTCTCCGTTGTCACGGTATGTACTTGTCAGGATTTTGCATACCCGGAAACCACCATGCACGAACTGCATTGCAAAGCACTGCCGAGTGTCGTTGCAGTCCGGATCCACCGTCCCGATGCTCATGTTGTCACCTTCTCTCAATAGCAGAAATACATTGTCGTGCCCCACGGGCTCTCGATCGTGTCATACACACCGTTTCCTTGCGGAAATTCAGCCTGCCACACAACGGATGCATCAATCTGCGACCCTTCTGTCAAAAGCTGTTCTGCGACCTTCTGAGCGCCTTCTGTGGGTTCCTGATAATAGGCACCGTTCCATGTCGGGCTGTATTGCCCCTTCTGGAAGACAACCTCCTCGATTGTGTCGGGAAAACGATCATCCGCAACACGATTCAAGACGACGGATCCGACGGACAGCATCATGTCTTCGCTGCAGTTTCCTGCTTCCGCTGAGATGATGTGAGAAAGGATATACAAGTCTTCGTCGGTGTATGATTTCTCCGATTCCGTTTCAATGGTTCCAGCTCCGGCGAGCGTGACCGCCAGAAGAATCACTGGTAGATTCATGCTCTCACCCCCTTGAGCGGATTAAACAGTTCGTTGTCTAGTGCCTCACCGTCTCTCTTGCGGAATGCCACGTTCTGACTAATCTTTCGCTCCCGTTTTACTTTGCGCTGGATTCTGAACATCCACAGGATGCACTCATACATCACAAGCCCAAACACTACGATGAACCACATTGGCGGTTGTTCCTGCGGCCTGATCAGTGCAAAGAACGTGGTCACGATTCCTGCTGCCTTAATCATTTCTATTCCCCTCATAATCTCTCCCCTCATTCAAAATCCCCATCCGTCAACGGAAACACTGCCTTGTATTTCCAGCACGGGTTGTCTGCGATGGCTGTCTGAACTGCCTCAGCCATGCTCACTTGCTTGTCGAGCCGAATCGCTTTGACCTGGCTTCCTCCGGTCTCCGTCATGATCACCGCATAGCTCCGGGCCGGTATCCGCTTGTGGAATCCGTTCTTCTCGATGACCTTCGTCCCTGCTGTAGGAATGATCATGTTTGATAGTCCTCCCTTCTGAATGGCGGAACCGGCACTTTCGCATCCAGAGCGTCACGGTACTTAATCCAATCGAGCATCATCTCAGTGTCGATCACCGTTACGTGCCCAGAGCTAATCACTCCGTTTGGATACCGTTCCGGATACTTCCGCAGGCCGGTTGCCACCTTGTCCATGAAGTGCAGGCTGAATCCGTACTCCTTACAGATCTGTTGTCGCTTGCGTCTTGTTGGTATCATTTCACCCCTCCTAGTCTCATTTATGCGACATACTCGCTAAAAAAAATAGCGACAGCATCATCCGCAGACAGGTTGAGACACTTAACGATTGCATCCGCTTCACGCAGTGTAATCAGCTCAGGATTGTTTAATTTCCTGTAAAGTGTAGCCTTATCGACGCCGATGTCTTCAGCGATATCCGCCACAGATTTTCCGTTCTCAACGAATCTGCCCTTCAGCTTGTTCACATTTACCATTTCTTCACCTCCCTTCAAAAGTCTCATATCTGCGACACACTCACAATAACACTGACAAGAAGTGAAGTCAACAACTTTTTCGCATTAATGAGATTTTAATAATTTAAAGCATTCCTTCTGTTGCGTATTTGCGAAAATATTGATATTCTGTAGTTACGGGGAGAAGGGAGGCGATAACATGAAGGTAGGAGAAAGAATTAAGAAAAGAAGAAAAGAATTAGGCATGACCGTTGACGAACTCGCAGTGAGAGTTGGAAAATCACGTGCAACTGTTTACCGATACGAAAACGGTTCTATTGAAAAACTGCCTTTAGAGGTCGTTACGCCCTTTGCGGAAGCGTTGGATTTAGATCCCGGCTATCTTATGGGATGGACTGAGAATCCTAGAAAAAAGTATGTGCTTAAATTCCAATCAAAACCATTACTGGATGCGCTTAACAAGCTGACAGAAAAGCAGATTGAAAATCTTGTTAGCAATCCGAAATATGATGCATTTGATATGCTTGAGAAATTCGACCGTCTAACTCCAGAAGATCAGAAAGAAACGGTTGCTTTTATTGATTTCAAGTTAAGCAAATACGAAAAGGGAGGTGATTGAATGTGGATAGAACAGCGAGGTGATAAATACCTTGCCGTCGAACGATACACCGACTTCCTGACAGGCAAGCCGAGGCGTGTGTCCGTTATGATCGACAAGAACACACAGCAGGCCCGGAACAAGGCACAGAAAATCCTGCAAAGCAAGATTGAAGTCATCCGGCAGCAGGATCCGGAGCCGCAGGCCGTGACGCTGGATCAGCTACGGAAGGATTATATCGCTTATCAGACAAGGATATACAAGGCTTCCACCGTCCACCGCAACGACAATATTCTAACCATCGTCAATGGAATTATAGGCTCTGACACGCTGTGTGCCCGTCTGAGCGCCGGGGCTATCATGAAGGCATTGCTGGATACCGGCAAGGGAAACACGACAATTAACACGTATCTGACCCGCCTGAAGGCCATGCTCCGCTGGGGATATCAGAATGATATGTGTCCGGAGATCGCCGGAAAGCTGAAGAAGCTGCCGGATGCGTCCGAGCGTGAAAAGATCCAGGATAAATTTCTGGAGAAGAATGAGCTGAAGCAGCTGCTCGCCGGTCTGACAGAAGAACACTGGAAGCGCCTGACGGAGTTCCTTGCCCTCTCTGGCCTCCGGATCGGCGAGGCTATGGCACTGAGATATTCCGATCTGGACACAAAGAACCGCCTGATTTATGTCCGGCAGACTTATGCTCAGGTCGTTAAGGGAACGACAACACCAAAAACAACAGATTCTGTCAGAGATGTGTACATGCAGGATCAGCTGTTAAAATTGTGTCGGAAATTACTGACAGGAGCGAAACGCCGGGCGCTTGAGTACGGATACCAGAGCGATCTGGTCTTTGCCGATATCGACGGAAACTACATCAGTTATGATGCTTACGAGAAGTATCTGCGAGAAAACGGTGAGCGGATTCTGAACAGGAAGATCACAAGCCATGTGATGCGGCACACGATGACATCATTGTTTGCCGAAGCCGGTGTCTCGTTGGATGTGATCAGCCGGAGACTTGGACATCACGACAGCAAGATCACCAGAGACATCTATTACCATGTCACTAAGACGCAGCGCAAAAAGGATCATGAAGCTGTCCGTCAAATCTCAATTCTTTGATTTTTGCCCACCATCTGCCCACTAGAGACATAAAAAAGCCCCAGAACCCTTGATTTTAAAGGATTCCTGGGCTTGTTTCAGAGCCGGAAATGGGCTTGCCGTGGAGGCCCACAACATATAACATTCCACATTTTACGGCACTTTTCGGATTATGTAAAGCGCATTATAACCCACTATTGCCCACAACTCTGCCCACTTTTTGCCCACTAAAAAAAAGGCAGAGCCTAAGCCCTGCCTATACTTAAGTATATTCTTATGTCAACTCACTTAGTGCGGCACCCCACGATTTCGGCCCGACCTCACCATCGACCTCCAGATCATGGTTGTTCTGGAAGCCCATCGTGGCCAGCTTCGTCTGGACGCCGAACTCTCCGTCAACAGTTACGCCGATCAGCTCCTGCCAGAGTCGGACCGATGATCCGACGCAGCCCTCTTTGATCAGCGGCATCCGGGCCGTGACCGTGTAATATTCCTTCGGATCGATCCATCCAGGCAGATGCTCCTCAGCTGGATCCACGCCGGAATAGCGATAACAATGCTGCCAACTTCCTCGATAGTACGGAGTAACTGCAATTTCCGAGCCCTGATCGCCGGTCTTAGGTGAGCCGTAGGACTGCCCTCTTGCATGGACAATCTGGTTGTTGCCGATGTAGATGGCTGTATGACCAGATGTTCCGGAACTATGCCACCAGAGGATGTCACCTCTTTGCAGGCCGTTGCCGGTGTTGAAGTTAACGGACTTCGTTACATCCTTGAATCCGTACTGCAGCAGGTTCTGCATGTTGCCCGTGTAGCATACCTTGTTGAAGTCTATCGGAACACCCGCCTGCTTAAAAGCCGACAAAGCCAGAGACGAGCAGTCATAATCCGGTCCGTAGCGATTCTGCTGCGAATAGCCGTGGCTCTGGTCATTCGCAATGCCTATTGCCCACTGTACGGCAGCTTCGGGAATAGTCATTTCTTCACCACCTCGTCATCATCATCCCAGTACTTGGCATCGGGATCATCTTCTACCCCATCTTTGTAGTAGGCCGCAGTGCTGATGCCTAAAAGGGATCCCAACAGAACACAGATGACCGCTGATGTCTTAGCGATCTGGTCGGCATAAGGCCATCCCCACACTGCGCTGAGTCCCACGTATGCTGTGGCAACAGCAGGAATGCAAATCAACGTGATCCATTTGAGAATTACATAAATATTATCCGGTAACTTCATCTGAATACCTCCTCAAAGTTTGTGTGCCTTGAACAGCCGGTCATATTCCGACCTGATATAATCCGAAGCCGCTTTGGTTCTTCCGTTGGCAAACTTCGGATGACCTGCACAGAATTGGTTGTACGTTTCGATGTCATCTAGTGTCTGTTCGAAGTATTCCTGACTGTGATTAATGTTGTTGTACAGTTCATCCCGGAACCGCAGGATGTGCGTTCTGGCCAGAACCGCATCCCTCTCGTCCAGGGACTTCTCTATATTCTCCACCCTGTCAGACAGAGTGTTGATTGCAGAGAGGACATCGTCCTTTTTGCCGACTTTCTGGTCGTGCCGACTAATGAGAAACTGGACGAATGTGAGGATGCCTCCTCCTGCGAGTAATGATAATAATGTAGTAATGTCCATCGGATTTTGTCCTCTCTCAGGGCAGACGCACGGCCTGCCCCAACTTCGTTAAATTGCCCTTTTACTAAGTTTTGCGATGACAATCAATATCTATAAAAGATGTTATTCAGCACTTTTCCGATCTTTGTTGTTGCTGATGCTGACAATGCACCATCTAATCCGATACCGTATTCACCATTCGCAATACTGGCATATCTATACGCATTACCAACCCATATAGAAAACGTATCGCCCACTGCGGCATCTGTAAGAGCTACACCCATAACATTATTGGGATTTTCGTTTTCAGCACAAACAGCAAGAGCATCTGTAACCCACTGTCCTTTTGTGACCGCTGTTGTAGCTTGCACAAATGCTTTATCATTAGTGCTTATATTATCCCAAGCATCAATAGCCAGTGTATCGGATGTATTATCCCAAATGATTGAAAAGTTTTTGTTGTTTCCTCCAATAACTTGCCAAACGAAATTAGATTCATTATCTATCCGTGAGCCAAACTTGCATTTCAAGAATGGGCATCCTTTTGGTGCATATGATCCATCAAATTCTGCTACACAGAAACTGTCTGTGCTTGCAGTTTCGTTTCCTGCCATCATCAATTCAAACCAAGCGTTCACAAGTTTGCAATCCTTAAATATAACATGCTGATTGCAGTTTGGATTTGCGTTTGAATTGGAATGGAAAGCAACTTCTCCATTTTCAAAAATACAGCTTTTCCATATAAATTTAGCACCATAATACTGTGCGCCATCGCCTACGATTGCAGGATTTGTTTTCTGTTGCCATGAAAAATTCGGAACATCTGTATCATAAACTTTTTTACAATACAGATTTTCATTTACCAAAACTACACCATTAAGATTTGCGTCCTGATGCACGCAATAACCTGTACCAGAAATAATGGTCATGTTTGACAATTTAGACGGTGCATTTTTCTGGTCAAATACAGGCAATGTGCTTGATACGCCAACACTTGTTACAGTAACAGTATTTGGTTTCAATCCATGTGTATGTGTGTATGATGGGCAAATAAGATTGTATTCTTCATAAATGCCCTCATACACTACAACCTCATACTGATTAAGAAAAGAACTGTCTGTTATAGATGCATAAGCATCCGCAATCGTTGTGAAATCCCCTGTGCCATCTTTCTTTACGGTTATAATGTGCTTTGTTGAATCCTTTAATTCATAATCTCCTATGCCTACATATTGGGTAATTTTATTGACATAATCTGTATAAACGATACACCTATCTTTTATTGCATAATAAACGCTTGCAGAAGAGTTGATATTAACCGATGATGGAGTCTGATTCCAATCAATCAGCATTCTAAACTTGCCATTGTTGGATGTTATGGCTTCCAAAATCGGTCTGTTGGATGGTGCGGTCAATCGTTCAATATTATCTAAACTGACCCACGTAGTCCCATCCCATCCACGCACATTTACATATAAGTCACGTCCGTTTACTCCATGCCACAGATACCATATACAATATTTTTCATACTGCGTATCATATATCTCTATGCCAAGAATACCTTTGAGCCAATTCTTTGCCACATCAGACTTATCAGCAATATCAATAGGGTTATCGAAATATGCAAGTTCAACATTGATACTTCTTGTATCCGACATATTGTTGATTACAAGTCCAAAAGCATCATTCTTATCCCCAACTTTTTTAACGATCGCTGAATATTCAGTGTTTTGAACAACCGCACTCAATTTGTATGATACTCTGATAGCATCACAATCAGCCGTCAGCGCAAGCCAATAGTCCGTTTCTGTCGGCTGATTAGCAAGAATTGTGGTTGGTGCTCCATTTGTTACCCTAGAGATATTAACATAAGAAACAAGATTACTAGAAATCGGTCTAATATAAACCACATCTCCGCTTCGCCAATCTCCCGCAACTTCTATATGTTGCCAATCGTTATTAGAAGCAACTGAAAAAAACGAATCGCCTAATTCTTCCTTTAACGAAGAAAGTTCGTCACCAGTTTTCTTTGCGTCTGCCGCCGTTCCGGCAACACTCAGCGTGTCATCAACGGCCGGGATCACACCGTTCGCCATGTCACTTGCCGGAATGCCTGAAGACGGTTTCTGATATGCGGAGTCCGCTTTTCCCAGCGATGCCTGGACAGCAGAAGCCAGGTCAGTTTTCGGAATGCCGCCTGCCGGCTTTGTGTATGCTCCGACATCATCTGCATCCAGTACGACATCACCAGTCATACCATTGACGGAACTAACTGCTCCACCGACGCCGGACTCAAACTCAAGCGTTATCTGCTGATCGTTCTCTTCAAATTCAATATTGAAATCACTCATTCCCGATCACCCCTTCCTTCAGGATATCGCCCACAGCGCAGCGGATGATGGTTGACGCGATCGCATAGTCGCCCTTCAGCGCCCGGATCTGGATGTACGCAGGCTTGTCCGGCATCAGCTTCAGCGTGTCGTCCTGCGTCAGCGTCAACGTGATCTCAGTGCCGGAAGCTGTGCAATCAGCTGATGTCTTGTCGATCTTGATTTTCTCATAGCGCTGGCTGATGGTGATCCAGTACTCAGACAGCTCGCTGACCGAAAACGGCAGCGTGAAATGTAAAATCGGTGTAGTTCCTCTGATCATTGAATACCTCCTTATTATCACGGATTGTAGCCCCATCGAAGTGAGGAATGAACTCTGGTTAGATGTCCGTTTTCTATCCACGATCCGTAAAAATGAATGCGTTCATCATCAAAACCTATACTGACTCCATGCTCATCTTCAGCGTCCGGACTATCCTTGACCATTCCCTTGATATACATATGCGGAAGAACATCACCTTCCACAAGATAAAGCGAAATTGTAACCTCAAGATAATCGTTGTTCGGATCGCCATTGATATAGCCGCCAATTTTGAAAGCAGGTGTATTCTCACCCACTTGATCTTCTTGTGCTCCGATGTCCATAGAGAAGTTTGATGTACTGTCTGTGTAAGTCGCACCTTTAATAGTTCCGGAGAACTCAGCATTGCCATCCTCATCGAGCTTGAAGTTCTTCGAATTCACACAGAGTGTATTAGCGATAAACTTCATGATGCCGTCTTTAATGACGATGTGTTTGCTCCGGTTCGCCATGTCTCTGGACATCTTTGTGGCGACTTCCTTCTTATCGTTGCTCGGCGGAAGTGTATCATTCCCACACACCCAAGCTCTGCCGCCGTTGATCCGCACTCGCACGCTGTCGCCCGGCTTGCAGTCCACGCTGATCCGGCACGGCGTATCCATGATGTCCGAGCCGGCTAGGCGAACATAAGCTGTCTTACCATCGACCCGTGTTACCGTGCCGGTATAATCGGATCCGGATGGCTTATTCTTTTTCAGCATCCGCACCAAATCTCTAAGTTCGCTCATAAGCAGCATCCTCCGATGTCCTCGCACCATAGCCTAACTCGATGCTCTGTTCTGTCACTCTGAATGTTCCGTCAATCTTCACGCCCGGAAGCCGTATCTCAACCAGATCAGTCGGATACACATCCGGCATATACCTTCTGGAATACGACACTGTTCTGGATGGCAACTGTGCTTCTGTTAGTTTTCGCATCGCATATTCCGCAATGCTTTCCTTACTTCCGAGTGTCGGTGATGTGTCATTCAGCCAGATTTCGCCGGAACCGCCTCGATTCTGGCGGCGTTCTTCAATTGCATCAGTGTCCTTGTATTCCGTTGACTTGTCTCCGGAAATAACTCGGATGCAGTTGGGAATGCTGAACCAGTCCTGAGCGTCTTTGATGCTTAGTTCAACCACATCATTCTCAAATGCATCGAACACGGCAGCAGGCTCAGTTGGCATCGAGCAAACGTGAATTACGCCGTCCCCGGTGATCCTCAATCGCCAGCCAATTGCATTCAGGATCATCCATGCCACATCAAGCTGTGAATCTGTAGTTTCCGCAACAATGGCGTCAACCAGTGTCGGACTGTTTTCCTCGACATCAATCGGCGCAGCTCCAACGCTAAGAAGCTCTTTAACCAGCTGCGCTCCGTCAGCTCCAGCAGGTGCGAAATATCCCTTCGGAACCAGCACATCCGCAGCAGGCTTTAGAACCGAATAAACCTCAACTGGGAATGTCGTCCTTGTCCCGTCAAGATCTCTTGTCGGCGTGGATGCCAGTCCGGTGAACAGCGCCACACGAGCGCCGCCGCCTTCCTGATTAGCTTTCAGATAGATTCGAATCCAGCATTCTCCCGGATTCTCTGTCATGGACAGATCAGCTGACTGCATCAAGCCTTCGTTGTTCCTGGAAATCGATCCGGACACAAAATCAAACGATCCCGCATCCATCCAAGACACGGGATCAACCTTCTTTAGTTCGTATAATGCCGAGAAACCTTTATTCCAGTTCATGCATGGCCTCCCATTCTGCCAGTGTCATTCCGGCAGGCTCTTGCGGATCCACAGCCTGAATCGTCATTGAGTATGTAACTTTCTTCGTCTCATAAGACCGCGACTCACTGATCTGGATGTCACAGGTCAGCGATGATCCGTCAGGCGTCCTGATATGGGCAACTCCGGCGTATCCGGCAAGGTCTCTCATAGCAAGCTGCCTGTCGAGATCCAGATTCCGAACAAGTACTGTATCAGCCGACAGGTCTCTCGTGACAGCCGGGTTCCAGTCACCCTGAACCGAACCGCCGAGATAAGAAGTCCGCTTGAAGTCCTTATTCCATTTGTTGATCAGTTCAATGTTGTACGGAAGCTCAATCTGCTCTCCGTCCACATCGATGATCATCTGCTGTTCTTCCAGAAGATCTCCATCATCCGAATCGGTGTCGTACCATCCAAGACCGTTCAATGTCGCATAGTCACCGTTTGCTGTCACCATAACGATGCGATGCCCGCAGAAGTCGCCAAACGCAGGATACGGATCCACATAGGTCTCGCCGAACGTAGCGCCTTGATATACCAGTTCAGGCTGGTCTGCGGTAATCCTGTAGATGTCGCAGGTATCCGTCTCGACTGCACCTTCCGGAGCGATTGGCGTGATTTCGGAAGCTCTCAGGTATTTATCCGTCCGCACCTTTGCGCTCGGCACAAGCGCCTTATGCAGCCAGTTGACCGTGAACGAAATCTCCTCAGATGCTGTCTGACCATATTCGTCGATAACCGTTGCAATCAACGTGTACTTTGCGCCGTCATCCAGTCTTCCGACCAGATCGTCGACCGTGATTGTGATCGGATCCTCGCCGGTCTGGCTGAAGGTCGCTATGGTTTCGCCCTCGTACCCGTCGTAGTCCTTGTCATCAGGCCTGTACAGATGATAATCCTCTGCCCGGACGATGGACACTACGGTCGTTCCCGTAGCGCCTGCGCCTAGGACCGTCACTGTGATCGGCATGGTCCTTAATGGTTCCGTCCACAGCCCACTGTCAGTCAGTTCCCACTTTTTTACGCTTTTTCTGGTTTCTGTTTCACTGATGATCTCTTCAACGCCGTTCAATGCTTTTTCATAGGTTTCTTTGCTTGCTGGAGTATATTCCACGATAGACGGAACCCCGGTCTGGCTTGTCGGAATCCACGCACCGGGAGGATCGGACCACTCATAGGTAATCCCCCATAAGGTGTACTCAAAATATCTCCTGATATCAGGACTTGTGATGTCAATGCTCACCGGCTCCGCAACATACACACTTACCGCCTCAGACCATGCAGACTGAAGACCTGCCGTTGTCGTGACTCGAACAGCAAGGTAATACATCGTGCCAGTTGCCCATTCCTGTTCGATTACAACGCTCTGGCCTTCGGAAGTTGACGCCACAACATCACCATATACAGGATCGTTGTTCTCATCAAATGTCACCAAACAGATTTCCGCATAAGCCTGCTCCGTGTCACCTGTTGCGCTGTATGCCCATCTCGCTGTAACAGAGCCGCCCTCATTGATGACGGACTTGCTCAGAGACAATGCCGGCCTGTCCGGAACGCTCGACAGGTTATAGGCGATCATCTGCGACCATGGGCCTTCAATTGTTTCGTCTCCATCTTCTCCGATAAGTCTGATCCGGAAATACCAGGTCTTACCGACCTCCAAATCCGCAACCACCCACGAAGTCACCTGCTTATTCTCGACAGTGTACGAAGACGGCTCGTTCGTGGATTCCCATGCTTCTGGATATTCCGACCATGAAATCTCAGCTGAAACAGCATTGTCCCATGACCATTCCCATCCGACTCTGACGGTGCCATCTCTGGGGCCTTCAATGACAGTCACGTTTGCCGGCGGAACCGCAATAATGTCAGAATCCGTGACAGTATCCGAAATCATCTTCGGTTTGACGATAAGACTCTGTGCGTCATATTCTCCAACGAACGCATAAGCGCCGAAGCAGGTCGTACTCGCTCCAACAATCTCCGGGACATTGACCGTTCCGGATGTCGTGCCGTGCGGAAGGATCAGGACGATCTTATCGTTGCTCGGATTGTTCTCCGGTCTGAAGAAGATTGCCGTGTGTGCAGCTGATACGCTCGTTCCTTCAGTGATTGAGATTGAAACATCTCCGGAAGTGGTATTCGGAGTGGCATTGATGGTCGGGGCAGTCAGCTTGCCAGTCTGTGCCAGAAGCGCATTACTGTAAGATGCATTGCCGTCATGATCGAGCATGATTCGCACCCACAGGCACTGATCCGCTCCGATTGCATCGTCTACATTTACGATAATCTTGTCTGCACTGTTCGTCTTGGACAGTTCAATCGCATCTGACCACCCGGACGCCGGAGCTGACAGGTTTGCGTCTGTCGGATTTGCGATCACGTACTGGAGAACAACTTTATCGATAGGGAATCTGCTGTTCGGGAAATCATTCCAAGATGCAGTAATCTGCGTGTATGTTCCCTTCGTGACAGCTTCGGCTTTCGTCAGCTGAGGTTCGCTCGGAGCTCCGTAAGCGTGGCTTGATTCTTTGATCGATGTCCCTGCGTTACCAGTCGCCTCGATCTTGAACCACCGCACGAAGTTTCCTTGCGCAATTGCCGTAGTGTCCTCTGTAATCGTGACGCTTCCCGATGCGCTTCTGGTTGTTGCTGTTCCCCAGCTGGTCGGTCTGGCTGTACCACGCACGATTGTCGTATAAGATTTGACGGTATCAAGAACATATACATCGTCGTTCTTATTATTGACATCCCATTCGAATGTTCCACTATTCGGCGTGTCATTCTCATAGGTCAACGAATTGATTTTAGGCTTTGCCGCTGTCCATGTACATCCGGCCCAATCTGACCATGTGGGATTTATCTTCTTGCCTTTTTTCTCATACTTCTTGCGGTTGCCCCTGACTTGGAAATAGATCTTCTTAGCATTCGCATTAGAAAAAGAAAAAGATGTTGCCGTCTTACCAATGGACGGCTTCACCCATTTTCCATCATTGATGCGGTACCGCAGATTCTGTCCGTTTCCGTAGTCTGCATCTCCGATTTTCCATTTCAGCGTGTAAGAATCTCTGTTCCTGGTCACGGACAAACCGCTTGGCTTTTTTGACTTACTCATTTCACGCCATCCTCAGCTCACGTTTAAGTGTTCTTGCTGCGCTGGTCGCCCACAGTTCGGGATCCTGTGCGCCGTTGACAGTGATGTACTGATTTACTTGTGGGCCGGAATGCTCATCTAGCTTCCTGTCCATCTGTGCCCACATTTTGTCGAGCGGAACAACGGCCTCAGCTCCGGATTCACCAACACCGATTACAGAAGGTGCATCGAAAATACCACCCTTTGCGAACCACTGCAGGCTCTTGGAAAATACCGGATAACTCGTCTTAGTCGTTCCGTCCCCAGCTTCTCTCATGGTCACGGAAAACTGTGGCAACCAACCATGCGGCGTCGGCAACACCCATGAGAATTTCAGCTGTTTCTTGAATGCTGCAACCCACAGAGCGATGACCTGTGACACTGCCTGCATCGATGAAGATCCGACAGTCGGAAGCTCAAATTTCGCTCCGGAGACAGTTGCTTCCATCGCCGCAATTCCATCAGCGACAGCCTGCTTTGCCACATCGATTGATGATGTGTCGATATCCGACAGTGTGAGATTCGCCGAGTTCAGTGCGTCCTGAATTGACTTACTGTCGATGTTTACCGTATCACCAGACAGCTCAAACGATCCACCGCCACCCGTTGCGCCATTCACAACACTGGAAATATGTTTGGCGGCTTCTGCGTCCGATTCTTCATCTCCGAATATCCATTTGAGCGTGAAGAAATCACCAACACCTTTGACGACCTTGTTCCACCAGTCTTTCAGGTCTTGCACGATGGTATCTATATCTGGAAACTTAAGATCAAATACCCAACTGAAGAGACTGCCGATGGCTTTTTTAACACTCTTCCAAACGCCCTCAATATCCTCTTTGACGGATTCCCATGACGGCATTGGAACATCGAATGTTTTCTCGAAGAAACCAGAAATCCCTTCTTTGACATCGTTCCAAAACGCTTCGATTTTCTCCTTGACTTCTGCCCACGATGGAACATCGAGTCCGAACGTAGTCTTGAAGAAATCCTGGATAGAAGGCCAGATGTTTGTGCTCCACCAAGTATCAATGGCCGTGATGATTTCCTGAGCTGCCGGAAGTGCAATTTCGAACGCAGCCTTGAAGAAGTCTCCAATGCCTGCCTTGACCAAATCCCATAAAGCACTAATCTTTTCGATAATCGTCATGTCATCATCCATGATGATATCGAATGCAGCTTTGAAGAATTCTCCAATTCCGGCTTTGACCTGATCCCACAGATCAGAAATATTCTGGACAACTGTCTCCCAATTCGGCAAATCTATACCGAACTCAGTCCGAAGCAATTCCGTAACAGAATCCCAGATACTTCCGACCGCAGTGGATAAACCTGTCAGAAGGCTGTTCGCAACGCCAGCCCAATCGATATTGGTAAACGCTGTCCGCAACGCCGAAATCAGGTTTCCGATTCCGGCAATAAATGTCGGAATGTTATCGACGATTCCGTTCACAAGATTCACAACGATGTCTGCCGCACCGGCAATTATATCCGGAGCCATGTCCGCAATGAACTGCGGAAGCATCGCTAAGATGGTTGGAATCTGCTTCGCCATGTTCGCAAGCATCGGAAGAAGATTGTTCACAAGGAATGTCTTAACCGATGCGGCCAGCGCATTCAGTGAAGGCCTGATGTCGTTTCCGAGAGCGAGGTTGGCCATTGTGTTCTGAGCAGCTGCCTTCATCGCTCCAAGCGATCCGGAGAATGTCGTAGAAGCTTCATCTGCCGCTACGCCTGTCAGATCCAAATCTTCCTGAATGATATGTATTGCCTCGTAAACATCACCGAGGTTATCTATATCAAATGACTTTCCGAGTACGTTGTGTGGAGAGTTTTCGGCTGTCTCCAACAACCTTTGCATTTCTTCCTTCGTCCCGCCAAACCCGAGCTTCAGGTTATCCAGCATCGTATAATTGCCTTTGGCGAATCCCTGATAAGCATTCTGGAGGCTCTCGATCGGTGTGCCCATCTTGGCGGCATTATCCGCCATGTCAGATATTGCCATATCAGCGGAATCCGCCGCCTTAACGACATCACCACCAAAAGCGGACTTCAGTGCGGCACCGAATGACACAGCCTGTTCTGCATAGTCATTGGCGGAAATACCCATCGCAGCTGCCTGATATGCATATTCCTTTGCGGTGTCAGCCGCATCGCCATACAGGGTATCCAAGCCGCCGAAGGACTGCTGGAGGTCTGCGCCGGCGTTTATCGTGTCGCCAATGATCTTAGTGACCCCTGCTGCAACTGCGGCCTTCTTTATCGCACCCAGCATGGATGAGCCCATTGTTTTTCCGGCAGATTCTCCGCTCTTTTCGGCAGCAGGACTTATAAGGTCTTCGATCTGCCCGGATATGCCTTCGGCTTTCGGTACAATTTGGACATAGGCTTTTCCTATTGATGTATCAGCCATGTGTCACCTCTTCTAACAATGCTTCTCGTGCCCGTTCAAATTCTTCTACAGATTCGAACCCGACGATCTCATTGTCTTTCTTGTTGCCATTCTCAAGCGCTTCTCTTATCGACTTCGGACGATTCCGGCCCTTTTGTCCGTCTTTCGTCTTCGTCCAGAAGATCATCGCCAAATAATCTGCTATCGTTGCAAGCAGTGCGTCAGTTGTGCCGACTTTCCTGCCTGCTGCCGCCAATTTGATCCGTGAATCCCCTCTCAAACCAATTGAAAGAGTCGCCACCGTTTGAACAGGCAGCGACTCCATATCGAATATTCCATAGGTCTCGGCGAGATCGCAAATCAATGCTTCTTCGTCGAGGTCAAGCATGGCCGAGAGGACGATCAGTTTTTTGCTTCTTTCGATTTTTCCTGAATGATCTTCATGATCTCGCCGACTTCCTTGCCGACAACCTCAACAGGCACCCTGCCACCGTTCTGGCTGGCAAGATGATCATAGAAGCGCTCTTCTTCCTTCTGATCGTTGAACAGGATGGCAACCATGTCGAGACTGGCCTCGAATGCCTCTTCTCCGTCCGTGTTTGCCTTCCTGACTGCCTTCAGGAATCTCCAGTCCTTGAAGACTTCAGCGTCAACCGAAAACTTGTATCCTGATGCAGTTGTTCCTTTCACTTTAGCCATGCTTTTTATACCTCCGATAATATTCAGGACTTCTGGATGTACTCGTAATGGGTGTTGCCCTGAGCATCCGGAGAGGTTCCGAGTGTGGTCTCGTATCCGACAGCATCGCCATCCGCATAAGTAATGGTTCCGACCTCAGACACCTTGCCATCCGGAATCACGATCCTCTTCAGAGCGCCGCCACGAAGCACCATGTCGATTGCCCACACATATTCGTCAAGTTCCTTGTTGTTAGCCTTGACGGTAATGCCGGTCGCCAGAGTACCGGAGACATTCGCATCGCCATAAATCGTCTTCAGGACTTCAATATTCAGAGCCTCGATCAGGGTGAATCCGAAAGTGTCTTCCTTAGAAGTCTGAAGCGTGAGAACGGTGTCGCCGCCCCATGCCTTGATATCTTCGGACTCCGGAGAGTTGTCATTGGTCAGGCCGTCTTCGGAGACATATCCGAGACAAACAAAAGCGTTGTCGAGTGCAGTCGTTGCATCGGTCGGAAGCGTAGTCCCGATCGGAGCACGATAAATGGCACCGCCGACCTTAGGTTTTCCGGCTGTAACATTAGTCGCTGTATTAGCCATGTTGCTTACCTCCTCAATAGTAAGTCACAACAAAAACGGCCTGATAGCGATAATGCTTCAAGGCCGTGTCCGTATAGTTATAATCACTGTTCAGTTCCACTTTGCTGATATCGTCACGCACGATCATGGAATCCATTGCTTCCTTGACCTGCTCATTCAGCGCCGCTGCGTCATACAAAGATGCTCCGTAACTCTGGATGGCAAATGTCGCTTTCGTGATTCGATTAGTAATGGAGCTACCAATCTTCTCGATAACAACAAATGAATCTGATTTGTCTTCAGGCATCTCCATGAGAACCGGTACAGAAAGTGCCGCATCAAGATACCCAAGAATTCGCTCCTCTATCATGGTGCGTACCTCTCGCATTTATACCGTTTGTTCCATGCAGACGGATTGTTTGCATCAATCCATTCTTCCGGGAAACCGTAAACCGTCCATGTCGTACCGAAGAATTTGACTTTATGATCAGTCCATTCATGCTCATCGCCCTTCGGCACACACAGATAAAATTCCAGATGTTTCCCGGTGAGATTTGTTTCCGAAATGATATCTTCCGATGTTGCCGGATATACAAGCACGTTACTGACTGCCGTCTCCGTCTCCGTGTACACAGGATGATTGAACCCGTCTGTCCCGGTCTGCGTCCGTTCACACAAGGTCACCGTGATTCCCTGAATCATGATGCACTCACCTCCTGGAACGGATTCGTGTACCCGATCTTATTGCCGACTCCGAGCATGGTTTTATCCAGGCGACTCAGATAGAGTTCGCCGGTGCTTCCGCTGCTCATTGTCCACGACTGCGTGTAAGGCCCGGCTGTCATCGTGCCCTGCGTCGCTCCGATCGGAACCGAAGCACCAGCGCCTGAGCCTAAAGCTCTCCGGATGATCCGGCAACTGACAACCGTTTTTGCATCAGCTGGCGCATTCACATTGTATGCGTCGATGATCACACCGGCTTCTTCCAGCAGCGCCTCGCAAACAGACCGTTCTTCATCCGTCAGCGTTCGGAATCCGGCTTCTACCAGTTCAACGCTTGCATAGATCATTCCGGATCACCTCATTTCTTAGTTGTCTTGCGCTTCTTCGGAACTTCCTTAGTGGGAGTGTCTGATTCAGCGGCGAGTTTGTGACCCGCCGCCTTGTATTCATCCACACGATCTTCCGTGACCCACATGTGCGTTCCGAGTTCGCAATGAATGAGTTCTACTCTCTTCATTATGCCGGAACAGCGCCAGTCAGCAGGTTGAAGCAGGAAGTGTCAGCACGGAAACCGACTTCGATCTCTGCTCTTACTGCGATCATGTTCTGCTGCCACAGGTTGATGGTCGTATTGCCGCTGGTCAGTGTAGCGGTATC